GGGTAAGAGATCAGACTTTGAGCGTCGGGAGCGGGACTTCTATCCGACCCCCTATGCGGCAGTGGTTCCGTTGCTGGGGCACCTACCGCCAAGGACGCTGTTCGTTGAGCCTTGCGCTGGTGACGGGGCACTGGTGTCGCACCTGCATCGGCATGGGCATCATTGCGTTGATGCGACCGACATTGATCCGGGCAATCCGTTCATCGGTGCGCGCGATGCGCTAACCGCCCAGATTGGTCAGGGTCAGTTCTTCATTACCAACCCGCCATGGGAGCGAACTATCCTACATCCGCTGATCGAGCATCTCTCCGATCAGGCACCCACATGGTTGCTGTTTGATGCCGACTGGATGCACACCAAACAGGCAACTCCATACTTGCCGCGACTAAGGAAAATAGTGAGCGTTGGCCGGGTCAAGTGGATACCCGACAGCAAAATGACCGGCAAAGACAACTGCTGCTGGTATCTGTTTGATCGCGGCAACGCGCCAACAATCTTTGAGGGCCGAGCATGAACTTCGCTGAACTGATCGACAATTACCATGCTGCTCGTCCCGACAGGCCGCGAGGACACCTTGGCGCGTCAATGCTCGGTCATCACTGTGAGCGGTGGCTGTGGCTGTCGTTTCGCTGGGCCGTGCGCGAAAAGTTTGAGGGCCGCATTCTGCGCCTGTTTCGGCGCGGGCACCATGAGGAGAATTGGGTCATATCCGATCTACGCGAAATTGGCGTAGTCGTGACCGAAACCCAGCGCAAGGTGGTGTTTGGATGCCATGTTTCTGGCAGCCTGGACGGAGTAGTTAAGCTAGATCGGCGCTCAGGTGTATTGGAGATTAAAACGCACTCCAAGAAGTCGTTTGATGAACTGCAAGCGAAGGGCGTAAAAGAGGCAAAGTGGCAACACTACGTGCAGATGCAGTGTTACATGAAGGGCACAAATAATCGCTTTGCGCTCTACTTCGCCGTCTGCAAGGACGATGACCGCATCCACACTGAGATTGTAGATTATGACGACGAGGTGGCGAGCAAATACATTGAGCGCGGCCACAAGATCACTATGGCAGAGCGGATACCGCCACCAGTATCAACTGATCCGTCTTGGTGGCTGTGCAAGTTCTGTGCGGCACACAGCTTCTGCCATAAGCAGGAGCCGACCAAATATGCGAATTGCCGCACATGCTGTCATGTGACGCCGATGGCTAACAACACATTCCACTGTGGCGTGTGGGGAAATGCTATTCCAGAGGACTTCCAGCATGAGGGTTGCGATAGCCACGTAATCCACCCTGATTTGGTGCCGTGGGAAATGAGGTCGCATGATGACGGGCGGCATGTCGATTGGCTGATTGACGGCCAGTGGGTTAAGAACGGGCCTGACGGCATGAAGTCGCGCGAAATTCTGGCAAACCCTGCGGCGCTTAATTCGCCAGAGGTTTTGGCGGTCAAGGCATTGTTTCCCAATGCGGAGGTGGTCGGCTAATGCTCCGCCCCTACCAGCAGAAAGCCATTGACGATCTCTATGATTGGCTTCGGTGCAGCAACGGCAATCCATGCTTGGAATTGCCCACCGGAGCCGGGAAAAGTCACATTGTTGCCGCCCTAACCAAGAACGCCGTACAGTCCTGGCCGAAGACTCGCATTTTGATGCTGACTCATCAAAAGGAGCTTATCGAGCAAAATTACGAAAAGCTGCTCCAGCATTGGCCGAATGCCCCGGTTGGCATCTACTCGGCCAGCGTCGGCAAGCGCCAGTTGGGCAATCCCATTACGTTTGCTGGCATTCAATCGGTGCGGAGCAAAGCCGAGCGGATTGGCTGGATTGACCTGTGCATCATTGATGAATGCCACCTTATTAACCACAAGGACCAAGGTTCATATCGCTCCCTCTTGGCGGAACTGTGGGCCATCAACCCAAACATGCGCGTAATTGGCCTTACTGCCTCGCCGTATCGCTTGGGTCACGGCCTTATCACTGACAAGCCAGCCATTTTTGATGACATCATCAAGCCTGTGTCTATTGAGGAACTGGTGCAAGGTGGATTCCTTGCGCCGCTTCGCTCAAAGCTGACTGGGACGCAGTACGACCTATCCGGCATCCACAAGCGCGGCGGTGAGTATATTGAATCCGAACTCATGGCGCGACTCGACACCGATTTCTATAATTTTGCCATTGCTAAAGAGATTGTTGCTATTGGGCGTGACCGCAAATCATGGCTGCTGTTCTGCACTGGCGTCGAGCATTCGCGCCATATGGCAGAAATCTTACGTGAGGCGCACGGAGTCACCGCTGAGGTTGTGACCGGCGATACGCCAAAGCAAGAGCGCGAGCGTATCCTGTCCGCCTTCAAGGCTGGCCGCATCCGCGCCCTAGCCAACTGCGCCGTGCTGACCACTGGCTTTGATGCCCCGCAAATTGATCTGGTGGCCATGCTCCGCCCTACCATGTCGCCTAGCCTGTACGTTCAGATGGCCGGTCGCGGTATGCGAATTGCCCCCGGCAAAGAGGACTGTCTTGTTTTGGACTTCGCCGGAGTGGTGCAACAGCATGGCCCAATCACTGCCATCCAGCCGCCCAAGAAGGCCGGAGAGGGGGGTGGTGAGCCACTCCAGAAGTCTTGCGAGAACTGCTGGGAGATCGTGCATATCTCGGCCAAAGTCTGCCCCGCCTGCGGTGAGCCGTTTCCCGCCGCCGATCCAGAGGAGAAAGACTTTTCGCTTCGCCAGGACGACATCATGGGGCTGGACATTGAGGAGATGCCGGTCACATCGTGGCATTGGAAGAAACATACCTCTCGGTCCAGTGGCAAACATATGCTGGCGGTGACCTATTACGGCGCGCTGTCCGATGCGCCTGTAACGGAATATTTGACCGTGGCCCATGAGGGTTATGCTGGGCAAAAAGCCATCAAGACCATTGCGTCAATCGTTGAGCGATCTGGCGCTGTCCTATCGTCCGATCTTACGATGGAAGGTTGGGCTACCGCTTTGAACGCATCCAATCCGCCATCGCTTATTGCTCACAAGCGGGATGGAAAGTATCGTCGCATCATAAACAGGAGTTGGTGATGGTCCCAAAGCCGCAGATTTTGCTCCAGTGGGAAGAGTGGGCTAAATTGGGTCGCCCTCGTTGCTGTCACACTTGCCGCTCGTATGACGCAGCGGGAAGCGGTTGGTGCTCCTATTATGACCACTCTCCGCCAGTAGAGTTTGTCCAGCTTGCCGATTCATGTCCAGCACACAAACAGGATGTACCGTTTTGATCTCAGAGCATCAGGAGCAAGTCCACTTCGTTCAGTGGTTCCGCCGCAAGTACGGACCCGTCATGATATTTGCGATTCCCAATGGCGGTTTCAGGTCTAGAGCCACGGCGGCAAAACTAAAGCTTGAGGGGGTTGTCAGGGGCATACCAGACCTGTTCATTCCAGAGTGGGGCTTGTGGATCGAGATGAAGAAAGCGGCTGGCGGGCGCATTTCCCCAGAGCAGCGCCACATGATGAAGTATCTGGAAAGCGTTGGATATTCAACCATCGTTGGATACGGCTGCGAGGACGCCCAGGCCAAGGTCGATTTTTTTGTTGACGAGACTCTGAAACGGGAATAACCTCCTCCTCATTAACAAGGAGGCTCTAGTGATTGACAAGGTTCTGAGTTCTGTTTCTGATGCGTTTGACATCAGCCGCGACATGCTTGTCTCGCATGATCGGCGAGAGTTCATCCTGCCAGCCAGGTTCGCCGCCTACCACATCGCCCATCGCGTATGCCGCATGAAGTATATGCACATTGGCGCTGCAATGGGTGGGCGCGATCACAAGACGATTGCTTACGGATGCAGCCGCGCTGAGTATATGCTTGAGCGCGATCCCAGCTACGCCGCAGTTTATGAGGAGGCAGTCAATGGCCTTTGAGCGTCATAGCAAGCGTTGGTACGCACCGCGCCCGTCTTGGAATCGCGGTGCCACGATCAACGGCAAGCCTGCGTGGCAGGTCGCCCAGGAACGGGCCGAGCAGATGAAGGAGAAGGTTGATGCGTAACTATGTGACTAAGCTTATCGCCGCACTGGCTATCGGCACTTCTACTCCCGCATCTGCGGCTGAGGAGCAGCTTCCAGAGTGGTTCCCCGTTGCCACCACAAAGAATGGCACAGTCATTTCGGCCCGCAGCGAAGACTTGGTGCAGGGCCGGTCAAACCAGATGGCGGCTAAGGTCTGGGTCAAGTTTAATGCCAGCAACGACCGGACCATTAGCTTTACGGAAGCTAGGGTTCTCTACGCGATCAATTGCGTTGCCCGAACCTCGCTAGTCGTGATGAGCGCGTACTATTACCGCAACGGTAAGATGGCAACGACCGGCCCGCAGGCCGAGCAATTCATCGTCCCAGAGAGCAATCTCGATCTCGTTGCCGATCTGCTGTGCGGCGATCCAGCGTTTGAGCCGAACTACCGCTAGGAGGTAATGATGCGTGACAACTTACCACTGCTGTTCATCCTGAGCATTCTGGGCATCGCCGCGTGGATCGCCTTCACGACACCCGACATCGAGGACATCGAACTGACAGAAGAGGACTGGGGACTATGACTGACGAGCAAACCAAAGGAGCAAGTGCCATGACTGACAAGATTACCATCAACGGAGTTGACTACGTTCC